CCGGTGATGGCCTTGCCGCCGGCCGTGGTGCCGTCGCCGTAGAACCCGTACGAAAGGATGTTCGCCATCGTGGATTCGCCGACGCCGATGCGCGCATCGAGCAGGTCGATCATCTGCTCGCGTCCGGAGTTCTGCAGATCCTCCAGCCCCGACATGACGATCGGGACCGCGGCCTGCTTCAAGGTGAAGCGCGCGGCACTGATGACGTCCTGCGCTGCCACGGGCAGGAGGTCGTAGCCGGAATAGAAGCCGCCGTTGGAGTTCTCGGCGAAGGACAGTTCTTCCAGAATCTCGGAACCGCCGGAAACGGTCTTTACGTTGCCCTTGTCCTTGATGTAGGCAAGGCCTGCATTGTTGTTGGTGACGTTGTCGGCGATCTGGCGCGAGCGCGACTCGATCGTGGTGGCGACGATATCTGTAACGGTGGGGAAAGACACGGTTCCTCCCGAATGGTTGACGAATAAAAGCAGAATCGCTTCAAGTCGTCGCCTCTTTCGGTGGGGGAGCCGTGTCCTTTAAAGACACGCTCGCTCCGGTGCAGAGGATGGCGCGGCCGCGGGGGCCGGGTTCATGCACGAAGGCGCTACTGTGCTGCGAGCTTGTAAAAGTTACGCGCTAGTGCGCAGGGTGTCAATTGCGGCTTCCAGCGACTGCCGCACCGACGGCGCCGCGAGGCCGTTGGTGGTTGCCAGCTTGGCCGCGGGCGGGGCATTGCCCGAGGGCAGGGACGACGACGCATGCCGCGCTGCGGCGAGCGTACGCGCGGCCTGCGAGGCGTTCATGCGCATGCCGCGGGACTCCACCACCTTGCGCACCTCGGGCTCGATCATAATGGCGCGCTGGTAGGCATCCTCCATGGACATCTCGATCCCGCGCTTCGCGGCTGCGTCCATCACGTCGGCCATGGTCAGACGCACATCATCGAAGAACTCATGCTTGGCATCGGCTTTAAAGCTGTCCACCTCGCTGCGCACCATCGCGTTGGCCTGCTGCTCGACCCGCTGGAACATGGCATCGACGCGCGGATCGCGGAACTGCTGCGGCTGCTGCTGCGGCATCTGTGCCTGCTGCGTCGGGTACAGCGGCGACTGCGCACCGGGACCACGCTGAATCGCCGACGCGAGGTGCGCGTCGAGCGCATCGAGGGGCACGCCGTAGCGTTGCACCAGTGCCGCGACGAAGGCAGCGCGATCGTTGGGCGCACCCGTGCGCAGCAGCGTGGCCGCTTTCAGGTAGTCATGGAACGCTGCCAGCGGCTCGCCGCCCTCGGCTTCCATCAGTGCCCGGTAGGGCTCCACGATGGAGTTGAAGCGATCGAGGTGCTGGCGCATGGCGGCGTTCTCGCGCATGCGCCCAACCTGCTCGTTCTCGCGCCGCTGGATCTCCTGCTGCACCTCGGGCGTGAGCGTCTTCCAGTGCTCGCGCAGGCCGGCCTTCCAGCTAGCGGGCGCGGGCGCAGGCGCCGTGTCAGGGGCGGCAGCGGGGGTGGTAGCCGGACCCTGCTTAGGGTCCGTCTGGGGTCCATCTGGGGTCGCACCCGCGGCCAGCAGGGCGGCGACGCCGCCGGGCTCGGGCGGCTTGGACGCACCATCCTCCGGTGCGTGGGTGCTGATGGCTGCTTCCAGCGACTCGCGCACCGAAGGCGGCGCGTCCTCGACGGGCGGTGATGCGGTGTCAAGCTCGGCAGTATTCATCGACGGGTTCGCTCCTGTAGCTGCGCAATGGCACGCACAAGGTCGTGCTTGCGGTTGGGATCGACGCCGCGGGCGACGTTCTCGCGCTGCGCAGCGGCCTTCTGCCAGTGGTCATGGCCGTAGTCATCGATCGTGGTCAGGCCGTGCTGGCGCATGTACTCGCGGTGCTTGCTGCGGGTGCTGATGTCGGTGCCGTCGCTGGTCTGCATGCCGGCGTAGTGCCGATCGCCCCACAGCGCGCTGTCGGTATTGGCTACAACGGGCGCGTAGTCGCTGCCGACTTCATGGAACTCCAGCGTGTCGCGGTCCTGCACGAAGCGTCGCTTGGGCATGGCTACACCCCCGGCAGGCCGGGCAGATGCGGCATCGGCCCCGGTGCATTGGGCGGCAAGCCTGCGCCGGGCGGCATGCCCGGTGGGCCACCCGGTGGCGGTCCACCCGGTGGCGCACCACCCGGTGGCGCACCACCCGGCGAGCCTTGCGGGGGCGGCGGCGGTGTAGTTATTCCCTGCACCGACTGCGCGTTCTGCATGCTGTACATCTGCAGTTGCTGCGCTGCCATCATGGGATCGATGCCAAGCTCGACCAGCGTCTGCACGGCCTCGGCGAACTCCTTCGAGGCGCTGGCGCGGTTCTTCTCCGCGGCCGTGATCTCCTTCTTGTCGAACGGAGTGGGCGGCGGCGGGGGTGGCGGGGGCTTGGCCTTGTCGGCCTGCATCGCCTGCAGTGCCTGATCCAGCACGCCCTCGATCTGCTTGCCGGCTTTAAAGCCGGATGCGGTCCACTGCAGCATCTGGATCACGAATGGCCCCGCGGAGGGCGACTGCGTCACCATCGGCAAGGCCGCGGAGATGAAGCCGGTGACCGCGGTGAGGAACTCGACGCGCTGGCCCTTCTCCAGTTCCCAATCCGGCGCGGTCACGTTGTCGGCGCTGATCTTGACGCGCATGGCGACGGAGGGATCGCTCTTCAGCAGCTTGACGGCTTCGGCCGCGAGCGCCTTGTCCGGTGTCTTGTCGATCTGCGAGATGTAGAGGATGGTCTGCGGCTGCCAGTGCTTGCAGATGATCTCCGCGCGCATGCGGTAATTGTCGGTGACGAAGCGCGCCACCTCCTCGGTGCCGCGCGCCGAGCGGGCACTGCCGAACTGGGCCTTGAGGCGCTGCGTGGTGGCAGTCTCCTTGGTCGCCGCCATGCCGCGCTGGATGTCGCTGATGCCGAGCAACTCGAACACCTCCTGCGACAGCGTCTGCTTGCGCTGCACCAGATAGCCGAGCGCGGCCACCACGGTGTCGAGCGGGAGCCAATCCACCTGTCCCTTGATGCCGCCCTTCTCGGCGAACATGGCCCAGTTGTCCACCGGGATCAGTTGATTCATGCTGGCCTGATTGAGCATGCGTTGCACGCCCTCGGCCGCCTTGTCGTACACGCCCACCAGCTTTAAAGCCTCGGTCAGCATGCCGGTGCGGCTCGCGATCAGGTCAAGCTCGTCGTACTGCGAGCGGGCGTAGTCGTAGTCCGGTTTCGGGATGTAGGCCTTGGTGAGCGCGGTGGCGCAGAGCGGCCGTCGCACCGGAAAGAAGTCCTGCAACTGCAGCGGATCTTGCTTCGCGTCGAGCAGCTTGTCATGGCCCTGCACGTACCAGTAGGCCCACTTGGTGGTGCCGCACCAGATCTCCCACACGTCGGCCATGTCCTCGGTCAGCGCACGCAGCGGGTCATCGTCACTGGCAGCGCGACTGACAGCCGATGACTTCAACGCCATCGGCACGCCCTCGGCCGCGGCGCCGAACCGCTTCTTCAGCGCATCCGCGGTCATGGGCACCCGGCGAGCAACCCACCTCCGCTCCTGCCACCGCTTGCACGGCGAGAACAGGAAGTCGGACCAGCGCACGTAGTCGATCGGCGCCCGCTCCTCGGTGATGATGGGGATCACCAGCGGGGCACCTTGGTCGTCCATCACGCCGCCCACGGTGAAGTCCTGCGACTTGAACTCGTAGCGCGCCCATGACACACCCATGCCGGCCACCAGCCGGTCGAGGATGCAGTCCTGCATCACGTAGTAGGGGCTGTTCTCCAAGTCGTCGGCCTCGAACTGGAAGATGCGCTCAAGGATGATGGCCGCGACGCGCGCGACGTCGTCGCCGGGATCGAGGTTGGTGCGATCGACATCGACCTTGGGGATCTGCCCATACATGGCCGCGAGAACCGTCTGCACGTTGGACCAGAACAGCGGGAAGCGCGAGGTGTCGCGGGTGTTGCTGTTGGCATCCTGCTCGGCCAGCAGGTACTTGCGCTCGATGGTCTTGGCCCGCTGGTGCCACTTCTGCAGCCACTTCTTCGATGCCGCGATCTCCTTCGCCCAGTACTCGGGCGTGGCGTGCTCGGCCTGCTCGGGTGTAGCCCCTGCCTGCTGCTGTTGCGGCTTGGGCTCGGCGAGGTACGGTGGCGGCGCTGTAGGCGCTGCCTGCTGCGGCGGCATGACGGGATCAGGCGGCATCGCGGTCCTCAAACAGTCGGTTCAGGTCGAAGGCGTAGTTGGCCTCGACGCCGACGTCGCGGTCGGCGGGGGGCGGCGCTGCGCTGGGCACGTACGGCTTTAAAGCCACGGCAGCATAGCTGAAGGCATCGCCGCTGTGCGAGTGCTCATCGTGCTCGGGCTCGCGCCCGAAGTTGTGGCGGTCCTCGTCAAAGTGGAAGTGCCACTCGCGCAGATGGTGCAGCCCGGCGGCGCAGGCGGCGCGGTTGAAGCTGCAGGTACGCACGAACACGCGCGCCGCATTGATGCGATCGGCCACCGTGGTCTGCGGCACCACGGAGTAGCGGTCGGCCAGTTGGCTGTTGAGGAACAGCGTGACGACGGTATGGCGCGAGCGGAAGGTCTTGGCCCGCGCATCATGCGGGAGGTGGATGCAGCCGAGGCGCTGCTGGTGCGCTGACCATGGCTTGGCCCTGATGCGCTCGATCCACTGCTCGGCATCGAGCCCGGTGGCCTCATCGTGGTCGATGACGTTGAACCCGCCGGGGCAGGGCTGCACCCACCACCACGCAGCCGCGTCGCGGAAGCCGATGTCGCTGAACAACTCGATGGGCGCACCGCCGGGGTCATACAGGTCGGCGCCTGCGATGCGACCATCACGCTCGGCCTGCTCAAGGTAGCTGCCGAGGATCGAGCCGACGTTGGCGGCGCTGAAGTCGCAGTCGTACTCCTGCCGGTACAACTCATCCGGCATGGTGCGCCGCTCCTCCTCCAGCACGTCCTGCTGGATCAGGTGCGTGTCACTCACCGGGTGGTAGCCGGCGTACCACGCAGGCGCCGTCTGCGCATGCGTGTAGAGCGCATGCGCGTGGTTGTAGCCACGGGGCGTGGTGATGAACAGCAGCGAGCCGCCGTTCTCAGCGAGGATCGGGCGCACGAACTCGTAGGCCTTCGGGCTGGTCAGGGCGTACTCGCTGAACGTCACGTGCTTCGGGTTGGCACCGACGAGCGCATCGAAGTTGTCGGCACCGACGAGGCGCCAGAGGGAGCCAGTGATCAACTCGATCTTCATCTCGTCCTCGATGCGCTTGCGCACGATCGAGCGGGGGAAGGCGACGTCGATCAGGCGCTCGCCATCTCCGGTGAGCGCATCCCACACCACCTTGCGCGCCTGCTTGTAGGTCGGCAGGCAGTGCCACACCTCGCAGCGCACGCGCAGTGCCTGCTCAAGCTCGATGAACAGGGCCACGCGATCCTTGCCGGCACGCCGATGGGCGACGACGACGGCACGCTTGCCACCCGCGTGGAAGTAGTCACGCAGCGGCCGCTGCCATGGCCGCGCCTTTAAAGTGATCTCATGCGTGAGGCCGTTGTCCCGCGGTGGCTGGTCCCATGCACCGCGCGTCTTACTCATCGGGATCACCACCACGCAGCACGGCCTCGGCATGGATCACGCGCTCGACGTGCGACGCGGCGCCATTGGTGCGATAGGCCACGCTGCGTGCCCACGCTTTAAAGCTCTCAAGCTGCACGCGCTTGCGCTCGTTCTCAACCTGCAGCGCGATGTAAGCTGTGGTCGCCGTGTCATCGTCAGCGACCTTGTGCAGCAGGCGCACCAGCAGCGGCTTGTAGGCGGCGTCATTCATCGCTGTCACTGAGCATGCGCGTGATGATGGTGATGGGGCGCGCCGGGTCGCCACCGATCAGCGTGGCCTGCAGATCCGGCATCACCTTGCGCAGCAGCGCAACAGCAGCCGTTACCTGATGCGGCTCGACCTGCTTCTTGCCGTCAGCGACCTTGTGCAGCAGGCGCACCAGCGACAGCGCCTTGATGTGCATGCGCGCACGCTCTGCGCTGGTCGTGTGCCCGTCGCGCTGCTGCGCGAGCGGCCGCGGCACACGCCTGCGTCCGCGCTCCGCGCGCACCGGCTGCAAGGCGCCCTTGGCAGGCACCGCTAACTCGTTGACTGTCGCGCTCTTCTGCATGGGGCGCGATTGTCCCCTGTCGGCGCCTGTCCGACAAGCGTGCGACGATCGCGGCCTCGCGCACACCCGCGCGAGTGTGTGTGCGCTTCCACGTACATGT